ACTGCATGCCCATCGACTGAATCTCGGCCTCGGTGGCGGTCTTGGCCTTCTGAATGGAGGCTCGTGACGCGTCGCTCGCGCCAGACGTTTGCTCGAAGTCGCGCAGCACAGGCGTCGTGTCATAGGCAGTCGGATCGATCGGCGAGGCCGGGATCGGAACAAGCTCGCCCTGCAGCGGCGCGTTCGCGCCGTTCGTCGCGACGCCGATCATCTGCCGGCCGCGCCGGTTCGCGAGGTTGTCGACGTCCTGGTCGGTGAGGGCGCCACCCTTGCGGTAGGCCCAGCCCGGGCGGTTTTCCTTGCGCGCCTGCGCGAGCTGCGTGCGCATCGCGTTGTACTCGTCCTGCAGCCCAGTCCACTGCTCGACGTCGGACAGGGGGTAGAGCTGGCCGTCGACTTCGTTCCAGTAGAGCGCAAAGAACGGGTACCAGCGCCGCCCGACGCGCTCCGGACGGTACGGCTCGCGCGCCCATTCCTTCGCGCCGAACTCCAGCGTGTAGATGGTCTGGCTCGCACGGTCCCAGACCTCGAGCACACGCACGAACTGCTCGCGCTCGCGCTTTCGATTGCCCACTTGGTTGTCGCGCGCCTCGCGGCGGTCGCCGTACTTCGTGCCCTTCGGCTTGCGGCCGAAGCGCTCCTCGAAGTCCGAGCAGGTTATGAAGAGCTGGTGCGCGATCGCGCGAGCCTGCGGGTACTCGCTGAAGGTCGTCAGGCTCTCGTCGAGGATCAGGATGTCCTCGTCGGCGACAAAGTCGATCACGAGCCCTTCCTCGACGAGCACTTCGACCTGCTGCTCGAGCGCCGCGAGCTGTTGCTGCAGCTCAGCCTCCTTCGCCTCCGTGTCGCCGTCGCCGCGCTCAATGCCGGCGGTAAGCGCCCGGATGCGCGCGAGGTTGTCCTGCGCGTCGGCGATGCGGTTGACGATGACCGGGTCCTGCTGAAAGTCGCGTTGGTAGCTGACCTTCAGCCAGGCGACGCCGTTGGTCATCGCGCTCGGGATCGCGCGCGTGATGCGCCTCTTGAGCCGGCCGCCGCGGATGAACATGCGGTTCAGGACGATCTGCAGCGTCTGGCAGAAGGTCGCCAGCGCCCCATAGGACTGGTCCTGCACCTGTTCCTCGGGGGTGACGTCGATCTCCGGATCCTTCGCGTAGTACAGCGGCACGAGCGTCTGCATGATCCCGAGGATCAGGTTCGCCCGCACCTCCTCGGGGTCGCGCTTCGTCTCGTCTTCGAGGCCCTGTACGCCGCGCACGTACTTCGCCAGTTCGACGTTGCGCTTGCGTCGCGGCTTGTTGTCATCGATCGCGCTCTCGGCCGCGTTCTGGAAGCGCTTGATGAGCGCGAGCGTGCGCGGATCGGTCTCCGGCTTCTCGCTGCCGGCGCTGCCCGGCTGCTGTTCGACGTCGGCCATCAGTGGCGATCGGCGAGCATCCGCTCGATCTTCGCGTGCTGTTCACCGGACAAGCCGGCGGAATCGTTCGGGCGCGCCTCGATCGTGTGCTCGGTCTCGTCGGCGAGCGAACGCAGCGCGGCTAGGCCGTCTCGGATCGTGTCCGCCAGACCGGCCTCGGCGATCGCGTCGGCTTCGAGTGCGGATTTCGTCAGCGGCACGAGGATCGGGGCGCCTTCGAACAGATGCCCGCCGATCGAATAGACGCGGTACCGGCGCAGGTCGCCGCGCTCGTCGCGCAGCTCGTCGACGCCCTCGTAGCGGGTCGTCGCGCCGCGAGCCGCGAGCAGCTCGGGGAACGACAGCGAGGGCCGCGTCTCGCGCAGGCGGGCGATGAGGTTCATGGTTCGCCCTTCTACCGGGGGCGAATTGACTCACTCCACCTTCGTCGCCGCCAGCGCCTCGCGATAGGCGTCGGCGAACGCATCGCCCTGCGTGCCGTGCGTCTTGATCGTCGTGAGCAACTTCGAGAGCGCGGCGCTGTGCTGGCTCAGGCGCGCGTTTTCGGCGGTGAGGTCACGCACGTCTGCCACCAGGTCGGCCATCGCGGCGACGGCGTCGGGCGGCACGGCGATCGTGCCGTTGGTGAGCCAGCCGCGTACGCGCAGGGTGGTCATGCCTTGTACCTGCTCACGGGTTTCACCTCCGACGCATCCAGAACCCGCGCTGGCACCCTGCCGAGCGTGGGCGGAGGCGGGGCGGCCTTCTCGGCCTCGGGCACGAGCCCTTTGCCGAACTTCTGCATGCCGCGGGCGGCCAGCGACAGCACGTCGACGCCGTCGTCGTACGCGCCGGCCGGGAACGCCTGCAGCTGATCCATCAGCGCCGCAACCCACGGCCGCCCCTCGGGCACCGAGAGCCACCCCATCGCGACGAGCGCCTGCAGTGAGCGGGCGCGCGTTGGTTTGTCGTGGATCGACGCGAGCCACTCCATCCAGCAGGCGAGCTGCCGCTGCTGCATGCGTTTGACGAGGAACGGCTCGACAGCGCGCCGGATCGGCCCGGACTCGCCGAACCAGATCGCCGGCTTCCACTTCTCGACCAGGTCGAGCTGCCGCTCGATCCAGATGTCGGAGGCCGTGCGATCGCGCCACCAGTCGAGCAGGTGCCAGCGCGACTCGTGATCGATGCCGATGATCCCGTGCTCGGTGTAGTCGCCGCCGTCCTCGGTTACGGCGTAGTCGCTCGCGCCGATGATCACCATGCCCTTTGGTGCGATGCCGTAGCGGGCGATCTTCGTCGTGTCGAAATAGCCGCCGGTGTCGGGCGCGGGGCGTTGCTGGTAGAGCGAAGCCCATGTGCGCGGATTCGATCGGAAGATCGTCCAGTGCTGCTCGTCGAACCACTCCGGCCAGAGCATTTCCCCGCGCGCGCGCCCGAGCGGGTCGTCGTCGCGCTCGGCTTCAGCCGGCAGCGAGAGCACCTCCCACGTCTGCCCATCGCGGCACTCGACCATCCCGGAGCGGCCGTCATAGTCATCGGGCAAGATCGACCCGGCGAGATCGGCCTCGTGCCAGCGCGTCTGCACGAGCACGATCCAGCCGCCCGGGATGAGGCGCGTCTTCAGGTCGTCGTCGTACGCCTCACACGTCTTCTTCCTGATCACCAGGCTGTCGGCATCTTCGCGGCCCTTGACCGGATCGTCGATCAGCAACCCGTGTGCGCGGTTGCCGGTGATGCCCGACAAGATGCCGCCGGCGAGGTACTCCGAGCCGTTGGTGAGTGCCCATTCGTCGGCGGCCGACGTGTCGGACGAGATGCCTGCGCCGAAAATCGCCTCGAACCCGGATTGCCGGCAGATCTGCCGCGCGCGCCGGCCATGCCTGCGTGCCAGATCCGAGCCGTATGACGCGAGGATGATCCGGTAGCCCGGGTGCTTGCCCATGAGCCACGTCGGCGCGACGACGCTCGTGTAGGTCGATTTCGCGCTGCCTGGCGGCATGAAGACCATCAGCCGGCCGTGGCGTCGCGCAGCGGTTCGCTCGATCGCTTCGAGTAGCAGCCGGTGGTGCGCAGTAACGCTCGTCTCGATCGGCTGGAACAGCCACTCGTCCGGGTCATCGCTCGCCGGCTTGCCGGGAACTTCGATCGCGTTGGCATAGTCGACGAGCGAGGCACGGGCGCGGCGTCGGCGCAGCAGCTCAGTGGCCGCTTCCGCCGGCGATAGCTTCGAGCTGCTCATCGGTCATCGTGTGGCGGTGCTCGTGCTCGATCGGCCCGCCACCCTTTCCCGTGTGCTCGGCCGCGACGCGATCCTTAAACCGTTCCGGCCGGCGCGCCTTCAGCATGAAGATCATCAGCGTGTCGCTGTACTCGCGCACCGTGCCGACCTTCTTGCCGCCCTGGTAGATGGGCTTGAGCGTGCCCTCGTGCGCGCGGCGGATGGCCTCGTCCTCAAGCGCGTCGGTGCCGAGTTCGAGTGCGGCCTCCCATGCCTGAGCGAATCTCGGATCTGCGTTCTTCCAGTCGTACGCTGTGCGGCGCGGCAGGCCCGCGTTCTTGCACGCGGCCGAGACGTTCGCGGTCGCGGCCAGCGCCTCGATGAACGCTTCACGGAGCTTTTCTTCTGTGCGGACTGCGCGGGCCATCACATCCTCGCCCTGTAGTAACTCACCACGTGTCGCTTCCTGCCGGCACCATCGGCTTCGTACTCCACGACGCGCCGATACGAGACGTAGATCTGCCGATCGATCTTCATGCGGGCGAGCGTCATACGCATGGTGTCGACGCGTTCGATACCGAGTCGCTCGGCCAGCTCGGCGGCGCACAGCGCGCGTCGCCGAAGCCAGAACAGCACCTGCTCGCGCACCGGTGCCGCGCGCAGCAGACGCCGCGGCTGAGACCGCCGCTCGTCGTCGGCAACGATGGCTGTGATGCCATTCAATCGCCGCTCCATCCGCGCGCAGCCCAACGCCAGAGCACGAAGAACATCGCCAGCGCACCGAGGAACGCACCGAGAAGCATGGCGAGAAGGATCAACGCGGTCATGCGCCCACCTTGAACCGCTCGCGCACCGCCTGCGGATCGCACCGCCCCTCGCGCTCCATGCCCTCGCGATACTCGTCGGTGCAGTCCTCGCAAGGCGATGTCGTGCCGTTGTGCACGCGTCGCGCGGCGCGCAGCCATGCGGCGAATGCGTCGAGGCCGGGAAAGCACGCTGGGAATGTGGTCGGCGCGCGCATCAGAAGAACTCCGGCTCCGGCTCGCGCGCGACCATCGGCAGCGCCGCCTGCGGCGACACGCGCACGATCGGCTCGGCGATGACGACCAGGCGCGCATCGCCGTCGGGCTCCATGCGCTCGGCGAGGATTCGCCACGCCCACTTGTCGTCCTCGAACACGATGCCCTTCAAGGCGTCGAGCGTGACCTTCTGGCTGTTGTCGAGGTCCAGGCATCGGACGTCGTCGTCCCAGTTCATCGGATCGCGCGCTATGCGCCGGGCGGCGTCCAGCGGGCGCTGCGGGTACAGGCGCAGGGTGAGCGCCACGCGCCCGGCGATCGGCTTGCGCAGGCCTTGCTCACGCGCTCGAGCGGCGACCTCGCGCTTGAACTCCTTCGCCTCTTTCGACGGAGCCTGCATCTGGCGACCGCGGATGGTGAACTGCGTCCAGTAGCGATTGGCCGAAATCGGGTACGGAAGCGTGAGGACGATCATCGCCACACCTCGGAGTCGATGCCATCGAGGTCGTGCAACGCGCCGCCGGGCGCGTACATCGCTTCGAACTCGGCATCCCACGGCACCAGCGACCGGGTCGGATCGTGCATGCCCCATGCGCGTGCGCAGCGCGTGCACCCGACCTTTCGGGCGCGCCGGTTCAGCACTCGCTGCAGTGCGTAGCGGTGACCGAAGATGGCGCAGATCAGACGCTCGATCACGACCGCGCCTCCCGATACCGCCCCTCACAGCGCTCCCACGCGATCACCGCCGCCCGCTGCGCGCCGCCGCCATGCGGATGCGTCGCCCGCGCGCAGGTCGGCACGGCGTAGCGCGCTGGCTCGCGGTAGTGGGCGCAGGTGGGGCACTGCGTGTCGGGGAGGTGGGTCATGCCGTCGCCAACCGCTCCCGCAGCGCATAGCCCATCAGCGGCCACATCTCGTCGACCGCCTTCTGGCGAGCGATCTTGCGGCCGAGCTCGGCGTCGAAGTTTTCGGGCGAAACGCACGCACTCTCGCCGGTGACGGTGTAGCCGTTGCGCAGCACCAGGACGCAGAAGGTCAGAAGATTGAGTCCTGGCTTCAACAGATCCGGGCGGGCGGCGTCCGCTTGGACGGTGACGTCACCGCCGCTGCGCTGCATTTCGCCAGCGGCGAAAGCACCGATCACGCCCTCGCCAGCCGTGAAGTAGTGCTCGCTAGCGATGTTCGCCTCGATGTCCGCCATCGTCACGCGCGGCGCCGTCAGGCCCTTGGTCTGGATCTCCTGCTCGATCTGGTCGTCGTTCATCGTCGTTCCTCAGAAAGCGCCGGAATCGGCCGGCTCCACATATGCGCCTGCGCGCGCGAGGTCGGGCTCGTTGTCGGGGTCGTACACCGGCACCTCCTCGACGCCTCGTAGCCGGTCTATGACGCCGGCCTGCATGAGCGCAAGCAGCGCGAGCTCGGCTTCTTCGCTGCGGCAACGCTCACCCCTTGTGTCGACATGCTCGAGCAGGATCGCGCGCAGACGATGGTCGGCGAACGCACCGCGCGCGAGCCTCTGCACGGCCAGCGCGGTCAACGGTCGACGTGCCCAGAAGAGCGGATCGCGCCGCGTGTTATGACCGATCGCGCCGAGCATTCGCTGCACTCGCGCGAGGTTTCTGCGGGCCTGCTCGGGCGCTGTCGGTGTGCCGAAGTACTCGAGCTGCGGCGTGCGATCGGAGCCCATCGGCTGCGCGCGGCACAGGCGCAGGAACTCGGGGAGCGTCGGCGGATTCTCGGCGTTCTGGCAGTCGACGAGCGCGCGCTGGATGCGCTCGGGATCGATACCTGCGAGCGCCTCGTCCCAGGTGGCGAAGACCTCGGCCATGTCGGCACCGCGCCACATCGCCGTGAAGCGCGTGCCCCATGTCGCGCGCAGCCTGGCGAAGACCTGCTGCGCGAGGGTTCGGTCATCCGACACGGCGGGCCTCCACATCGATCGTCACGGATTCGGGTTTCGCCGACTCCGTGCGGCCGTCGATCGCCGCGGAAATGCGGTCGATCTCGTCGCCGAAGGCGGTGCCTGGGCGCTTTCCAGCGCGCTGCGCGGTGCCTGGCGGGTGCTGCGGCATGGCGGCCGCATCGCGCAGTCGACCCGCCATCGTGGCGACGACGAGCGCCATGTTCTGCGGCGCGCCTCGCGCCTCTCGGAGCTCCGCGGACAGGTCGCCGAGCTGCTGCGGCGTGACGCCTTGCGAGAGCAGTTGCAGCAGGCGCGGGTCGGAGGGGTTGACCCGCTGCGTACCGGTCTCGCGCATCAGCCGGCAGGCGGTTCCAGCGAGGGTCGGCGGCGGCTCAGGCGCGCCCGCGCGGTGCGCATCCGACCGAAGGGAGGATGCAGTAGGTGTTGGTGATGGTGTGGGTGTAGGGCATTGCTCATGCAATGCTTGAGGAATGCTTGGAGCATTGCTCGCTGCATTGCTTGCCGCATTGCTCGGAGCATCGTTCTTCGTGCGATCCCAGCGTGCTTGAGCAGCCGCTTTCGCCCGGCCGCCCGCCTTCTCTTTGCGCTCCTTCGACTGCTCGAGCTCTCGCTCGATGCGCTTGTGCATCCAGCGGCCGTCGACGATCCGGAAGAATCTGGAGAGCACCGGGCGCAGCTTCTTCCACTCGGCCGGCGTCGCCTTCGTGATGGTGCGCAGCACCTCGTCGTCGTCGGGCGGCGGGCCGTTGCGCCAGTAGTCCATGATGAGCAGCAGGTAGCCGCCGTGCTGATCACGGGTCAGTCGCTGCGTGTCGGCGTGATAGGCGCCGATCCACAGGGGCATCCAAGCATCCGTCTTGGTCACCCCTTCCTCCTCCGATACTCCCGCCGCATACCCTTCGCCCACGGCACGCGGCGCTCCTCGGCGATGCCGGCGGCAACCAACGCGGGCAGCTCGCGATACGCGAACGACTCCGCCACACGAGCCCGCAGGTACAGATCACCGACCGGACTCCAGACGTCATCGAGTGCCGAGACCAGGCGGGCACGCGGCCTGAGCGGCTTGGGTTTGGAGGGCTTCTTCGGCCGCGGGTCCGGCTGCAATGCGGACGGCCCCGTGCGCGGTGCCGCACTCGCCGGGATGCGCGAGGAGCCGAGCAGCTGGTCGACGACGGAGGTGACGCCGGTCATGCTGCGTCGTCCTCCCTCACCCGCACCCACCCATCCGGATGGCGCTCGATGAGGCCGCGTGCGTCCAGGTAGCGGATGGCGATGGCGACGGTTTCGCGGTCGTCGTCGTTGAGCGGGTTACGCTGGCCGAGAGCCACTTCTGGCTTCTGGGAGGGGTCGAACCAGCGCTCGCGCCAGTTGCCCACCGACATGCAATGGCACTCGATGTCGCTCCTCGCCGCGCTGTAGGCGAGATCGCGCTCGATACGGAGGATGTCGGCGGGTAGGCGCGTCATGCGGCGGCCTTCAGCGCGTCGAGCACGTCGGCAGCCACGCGCGGAACAACAGCGTTGCCGAGCATGTGCATCGCCTCGCGCTTGCAATCCGGCAGCTGGTACGAAGCCGGGAAGCCCATCGCCGCGCGCGCCTCGCTCACGTCGAGCATGCGCATGCGCTCGCCGTCGATCACGGCCCATCGGTCGCGCGTGGTGATCGTGCCCAGCGGCCGGGCGAGGCTGCGGCCGCCGCGCTCGTTGCCGTAGTAGGCGGTGACGAAGCGCTCGCCGTGCTGCGCGCGGCCGGCCTCTACGCGGTTCAGCGTCGCCGCGGCGCGTCCGGGTCGGTCGATCCATGACCAGCGCCCAGCGTCGAAGTCGATGATGTTCGCCGCCGGCGCGTGCTCGCGCTGCGGCAGCGCCAACAGCACCGGATGCCGCGATCGCGTGCCGACGACGAACAGGCGCCGTCGGTGCTGCGGCACGCCGTGGTCGGCTGCGTCGATGATCTGCGGGGCGAGTGCGTAACCCAGCGCGTGCAGCGCCGAGCACCAGGCCGGGTATAGCGCCCACGCGGCGAACTCGGGCACGTTCTCGACGACGATCGCGGCCGGCCTGTGGCATTCGGCAGCCGAGACGACGGCCCACGCGGTGGAGCGCTGCGCGTCGTGGTGCGGACGCTCCTTGCCACGTGCGCGGCTGTGCCCCTGACATGCTGGCGAGGCGAGTAGCACGTCGTGCGCCGGCACGCGCGTCCAGTCGGCCTGGTGCAGATCCTGGCAGGCGTGCACCGCCTCGGGGTGATTCGCGGCGTGGATGTCGACGGCGGCGCGCCAGTGGTTCGCCGCCCACACGACCTCGCAGCCGGCCATGCGAGCGCCGGCCGAGAAGCCGCCCAACCCGGCGAAGAGATCGATCACGCGCACGGCGCCTCCGCCTCGATCTCCATCTGCTCACCCGCCGCCGTCAGCCATTGCAGGCGCCGCCCGATCGGCATGCCGGCGAGCGGCTGCTCGACGGTGCACCACGGCTGCACGTGCTTGGCCCATCCCGCGTACGTCTCGCCGGCCAGCAGCGTCACGTGCATGCGCTCGGCGCCGTGATACAGGGCCAACGCCTCCAGCTGCTCGGCGACGCGGGCGTCCCACCAATCGCGCTCGGCGCGCGACAGGCTGCGCATCGAGCAGTCGTAGGGCGCGAGCTGGTCGTCGGGTCGAATGAGCCCGTACCGCGCCGAGAGCACCATCCAGTCGCCGCGCTGCTCAGCCCACGTCGCGGACTTGCGAAAGAGCGTGGAGCGGTACAGTTCCCGCGCCGGTGCGATGCGGGCCAGCTTCTCGGCGCAGCAGGCGACGATGGTGAGGCAGAGCGGCGTCAGCATGTCACCCCCTCATCGGCAGGCACGTCGAAGAATCCGAGCGCACCGCGATACGGGCGGAACGGCAGCGGCTCGATGTCGTCGAGCACGAATCCGAACGGGCCGTAGAACCACGGCGAGCCGCTCGACATCACGCAATCGACGATGCGTGCGCGGCCGAGGATGCCGCCGCGTGGAAGATGCTCGAATGGAGGGAGCTCGATCGCGTCGTTCGACCAGCCGAACATCATCTCCTCGACGTCCTCGTACTCCGCGCGCGTCATGCCCTTGCCGGCATGGATCAGGATCGGGCCGCGATAGCGCGTCGGCCAGGTGCGGTTCTCGATCGTCTTGATGCGGCCGTCGAGCATCGCCTTGATGCGCTGCCCGGGGTCGGTGATATCCGGCCGCACGATCAGCCACGCCCACGGCTGACGGATGGAGAGCGCTATCACGTCGTCACCCCCACCGGCTCATCCACATCCACCGGCACGTCGACCGGCTCGGCGTCGGGGCGGATGGGACGCAGTGCCCAGTCGGGCACCGGCGCGTAGCGCGTCATGCGCGTGCAGTAGCCGAATGACCCCTCGATCGGCGCCTCGATCTCGTGAGCGAACCGCACGACCCATCGGTGATTCTGGATGCCGACGTGCAGGCATCCATCCGGCAGGCGGAAGTCGCCGGACGGTGCCTGGTAGAGCACCTCGACGAAGCAGCCGATCAAGGCTTCTGGCCCGTGTATGACGACCGCCCGGTCGCCCGGCCTACAGCGCAGCGTCATCGCGCAAGCTCCCTGCACCACACCCGAACCAGCACCGCCAGCCGCACGCCGCGCGCGGTGCGCATGAGGGATTCGATGGCGCACAGGCGGCGGGCGCGGATGGTGAGGCGGTGCAGGCCGGATTCGCTCATGACCTGACTCCCGCCTGCTTCGTGAGCTCGATCAGCGCCGGCAGCAGCTGCGCGATCTGCGAGACCGCCTGCTGGCGCATCGCGTCGGGGTCGCGCAGGAAGCGCTCGATCAGCCAGTAGACCGGCCGGTAGTCCTGCGTCGAGGCGAGGATCCCCTCGAAATCGTCCACGCGCAGCGGGCGCGGCTCGGCGCCCTCCATGTTCAGGCGTTTGGTCAGGTCGGTGGGCGCCATGTCGAGGTCGGCCGCCACCCCTGCCACACCCTTCCTCGAGGCGTAGACGGTGGCCGCCGTGACCTCGCGCAGCGACCGGTACTGCACGGTCAGCCCTGGCGTGAAGTCGAGCGTGAGCTGGCTCGTCGTCATGCGCCGTACCGACGGACGTACGGTGGTTGCACATGGGTGGGCGCAAGAATCGGCGGCATGAGCAGCACGAGGTCAGGCGGCCTTTTCAGGGACGGTTGGCACGGCCGGCGCGCCCTCGCGGCCGATCAGCTCGGGCCAGATGCG